CCTAAACTTACTTTAGAATACACTGAAGGTGGCGGGACAAATGAGGTAACTAATTCATGTGAGATTAATTATGATATAAGTGAACAAATTGAACAAAATGTTCAAATTGATTATAATATTAGAAATTTATTATTAAATTCAACTGAAATACTTTATAATATTAGGAATTCAATTTCAAATTCGGTTGATTTAATATATACAATCAATAGTAGAATATCTAATTCAATTGAATTATTATATGATATTTTAAATTCTGTTGAACAATCTGCTCAATTAAACTATAACATTCGCTCTCTTTTAGATAACTCAGTTGAACTAAATTACAATATTAATAGTTTATTAACACAATTAATAGAATTAAAATATGACATTAGAAATAATGTTGATAATTTACTATCTTTAAATTATAACATTGCTCAAAATGTTAAAAATACTTCAGAATTTATTTATGATATTTGTAATTTTGTTTTAAATGATATTGTAATAAATTATGATATTAGAGAATTAATAAATAATCTTATTCAATTGATATACATTATTCAAGGTGTCACTAAGACAAAATCACCTTCATATACTTGGAAAGAATTGTCATTAAATTATAGATTGACTGAATTAAGTGATAATTATAGTGTTGTTGAACGTAAAGAAAATTATAGTTGGAAGGAGTTGATATAGATTAATGTATAATTTTAAATTAGGTGAAAGAAAAGAAGTTGGTGGAACTTTAACTCGTATTGACGGAACAGATTTTTCTATATCAGCTACTTATGTATTTAAAAATCATAGTGGTACAATTATATCAAGTGGTAACGCTAGTGTTAGTGGTGCAGATGTTTTTGTATTACTTCAACCTGCAACAGTGGGAAAATATTATGAAGTTGTGTTTACATGTGTTTGTACTCCTCTAACTTCTCAGGGTGTTCCTGATAATACTAAGAATGCAGAAACTATTATTGCCGAAGTTAGGGTTGATGTTGTTGCTGTTTAATAAATGTAATTGTGTATAGTAAAGGCACATCATGTTAATTGGTGTGTCTTATTGTGTGCATAATTTGATAAATGTTTGATTTTATTTGGATTAGAATAAAAGGAATAAAAGGATGGTGAAACAATGGTACGCACTAAAACAAATAATATAGATAATAGAATATGCAGTTGTTGTGGAAAACCTAAAAATGAAAAAAATTATTATTCTTCAAAAAGTAAAATTTTTATATTTTTTCAAAGACTTCCAATATGTAAAGATTGTATTGATGATTTATTTGAAGAATTATTAAAAAGAACAAGTTATAATATTGAAAAAGCATTATATTATCTTTGTATGAGATTAGACTATCCTTTTATATATAGTGTTGTTGAAGCGGCAAAAAAACAAACAGAAAAAACAGGTACATTAATTCATAGAGTTTATATTCAAAAAATTAATTCTTTTGGAGAAGTTAATAATTATGGTGAAACATTTATAGATGGGGAACAAATGAATATATTAACTGCAAAAACAGATGATGATATTTTAGTTGATGATGAATTAAGTCAAATTGAAATTGATGATGATTTAAAAATCTTTTGGGGATATGGTTTTACTCCAAAAGATTATGTTTTTTTAGAATTAGAATTAGCTAATTGGAAACAAACTCATAAGTGTGACAATCATGCAGAATTAACATTATTAAAAGAAATATGTATTAAAATTTTAGATATTAGAAATAAACGTGCTTCTAATGAAAGTACTAGTAAAGAACAAAAAGAATTACAAGATTTAATGAAAACAGCAAGTGTTGATCCTGCTAAAGCTAATATTGCAAGTGCAGGAAAATCACATGATGCTTTTGGAGTGTGGGTTAAAGATATTGAACAATTTAGACCTGCTGAATGGTTTGAACAACAAGAAAAATATGTAGATATGGATGGTTTTAAACCTTATCTTAAAAATTATGTTTATCGTCCTATTGAGAATTTTTTAACAGGAATTAGAAATTTTTTTGTTGATGATGATATTGATGCAAATTTAGATGATGTAGATATAGATGTTAATGAAGGTGAATTTAATGGGTAGAAGTTATCAAAATTATGAAAATAGTTTTAAGAAATATAGTGGACATAGCAATCAATTTACAGCACCAAAATCAATGATTAAAGAAAAGGAAAGAACTGAGCAATGGCAAGATAATTTGATAGATTGGATAACATTTTATCGAAGAAATATTCATAGATTTATTCAACATTATTTTGGTGTTGAATTATTTTGGTATCAAGTACTTTGGATATATTTTATGAATATTTGTGAAAGTTTTGTTACTATTGCTAGTAGAGCAAGTGCAAAATCTTGGTTAATAGCATTACTTGCTTTAGCAAGGGCGTGTCTGTGGCCTAATTCAGAAGTGGTGGTGGTTGCGGCCACAAAAAAACAAGGTGGTATTATTTTTGCAAAAATGAATAGTTTGAAAAATGATTATCCAAATATAGCAAGAGAAATAAAAGATTTTAAAGCAAATCAAAATGATTGGTATTGTTTATTACATAATGGCAGTACGGTTAAAGTTGTACCGTGTACTGAGGGTGGAAGAGGTAAGATTTATTAATAAAATAATTCTTCATAAGACTAAATCCGTTAAGGAGGAAATTATGATGAATACAAAAGAATGGACTCAAGATGAATTAAATTATATGAAAGAAAACTATCTTATTAAAACTAATCAGGAAATTGCAGATATATTAAGAAGAACAAGAAAAGCTATAGAAATGAAAGCAATTAGATTAGGATTAAAAAAACCAGAAAAAAGACATTATGATAAAACAGTTTTTGAAAATATTGATAGCGAACATAAAGCATATTGGTTAGGATTTATAGCGGCTGATGGTACAATTAATTTTGATGAAATATCACATAATTATGAAATTTCATTAGAATTAAAGTCAACTGATGATAATCATATTAAAAAATTTATTAAATTTTTAAAAACAGATGCAGATGTACAATACAGAACAAGGTATTCAAAATCTATAGATTGTACAACAAATACAGCATTTGTAAGAATTTACTCTAAAAAAATAGTTGAAGATTTAATGGATAAAAATATAAAACCTAAAAAAACTTTTAATATTAAACATCCTAAAATAGAGGATGTTTTTTTTATTTGGTTTTTGAGAGGCTTCTTTGATGGCGATGGAAGTATTTATTTTTATAATAAAAGACAATGTTATCAAGGAAATATAACATGTGCCAATAAAGATTTTTTAGATGAAATTAGGAGTAAATTATTTAATAATTATTTAATAAATTCTTATGTAACAAAATATATAAATAAAAATAAAACATCAATGTACCAATTACATATAAAAGGTAAAAAAAATGCTATAAATTTTTTCAAATTGCTTTATGAAAATTCAAATATTCATCTTGATAGAAAATATGAATTATATTTAAGTTGCCTCAATAAGTAGAAATACTTATTATAAATTGCGGAATTAAGCGGGAAAGCTGAAATGCTAATCCGAACCGAAGACTAAATGTAAAAATTTAGTCAGGGGCAGAGCATAGGAAGTGAAACTGTTTTAAACAGAATATAACCTTCCCAAGAGTCCGCACCCTTAACAGGTTATGCTGAAGGTGAAAAGGTATGCCGAGCTATTAGGAATTACAACTAATAGAACTATAGGATAAAAAGCCTATAGGATAACATAACTGGAACGTAGTACTTTTACAATCGGAGAAGAATTTCGGATTATGGATAAAGCAAAGTTTGATAGTATTGTAAAACCTTTTGCATATGCTAGACAAACTCCATATTTAAAAAATCCTAAATATTCAAATGTAAAAGTTTTAATTGAAGAACCAAGACAAATTTTAATTTCCTCTGCTTATCATAAAGGATTATGGTGGTATAAAGAAACTTTAAATACTATTAGGATGATGTTAGATGGTAAGGACGCAGGATTTATTGCTTTTGATTATTTAATTGCAATAAAACATAATATTAAAACCAAAAAATTAATTGCAAGAGATAGGTCATCAATGGATGCAATTACTTTTTTAGAAGAATATGAAAATATTCCTTTTGGCGAAAATAGTAACGCTTATTTTAAATTAGATATGTTTCAAAAAAACAGGCGTTTAAAAAGACCATTTTATCCTTTTAGAAATGATAATTATGACAAAAAGAAAAATCCAAACGAAATTAAAAAAGTTGATGGTGAAATAAGAATTGTGTCAGTTGATATAGCTACTAGAAAAGGTTCAAAAAATGATAATACTATTATTACATGTATAAGAGCATTACCAACAGTTAAAGGTTATGAAAGAGAATATGTTTATATGGAAAGTCATCATGGAGAACATACCGAGAAGCAATCTTTAAGAGTTAAGCAAATTTATTATGATTTTGAAGCAGATTATATAGTACTTGACCTACAGAATACGGGTATAACAGTTTTTGAAAGGCTTGCGGTTGTAACAAAAGATGAAGAACGTGGAATAGAATATGATGCTTTTACAGTTTATGAACATAAATCTCTAGACAAATCTCTTATAGATGAATTAAAAGAAAAAACATTAGCATTAAATGCAAAACCAATTATATATCCTATTATGGCTAGTGCAAGTTTAAATGGTAAAATTGCTGTTAATTTTAGAGATAAATTACAGAGAAAAATGTGTAATTTTCTTGTTGATGAAAATGATGGAGAAGAATATTTAATTAGAAAAAATAAAGATTTTGCAAAAAGTCAAGATATTAATTTAACTGTTTGGTATTTACATCCATATAAACAATTTTCTGAAATGATAAATGAAACAATTAATCTTGAATATTCAATGGTTAGTGGTTATATAAAACTTGATACTATTGGGACAGCGAAGAAAGATAGATACACAAGTTGTTCGTACGGGAATTATTTTATTAGTTTGTTGGAAAATGAATTATTAAAAGAAAAAGAACAAAACGATTTATCTTCTTTTTTTATTGCTCCAACAAATCTTCCCTGGAACAAACCGTTATTCTAAATTATTAATAATTGTAAATGTTTATAATATTATACTATATTTTAAATTTTATATTAAAGGAGGTGGAATACTTGCCGCCTAAAAAAGGTTCTAAAAAGAAAACAGATACTACAGAACAACAACAAATACATCCTGAAGATTTTGTAAGATATTTTTCTAGGACTGTATTTGATACTCTACAAATGATTCATAATCATCCGTCATATACCCCATTTTATAGTAATCAACTTATGAAAGATATAAATATTAGTCCGTATAAACCTACAGCAGATGATGTAAAAAAATGGCTTGAATATCCTGCAAATTATGAACAAGAATTAAATAGATTATCACAATATCTTGAAAGTGTTGTGATGCAGTATGAACGGACGGTTTATCATTTTGCTACACTTCTTGATTTTAATTATTATATTTATCCTATAACTCAAGTGCCTAATCCTAAAGAAGATAAAGATGCTTTTAAAAAATATAGGAAAGCAAAGAATAAAGCATTGGATTTTTTGAGGAAATTACATATTAAAGAACAGTTTTTTAATATAACTTTAGGTGTAGTAAGAGAAGGTGGAAAATTTTATTATCTAAGGGAATCTGATGGGTTTGTTGATTATCAGGAAATGGCTCCTGATTGGTGTACAATAGATGGACGTACTAGTCTTGGATATACTTATTCTTTTAATATGGCGTTCTTTCTTCGTGCTCCGCAATCACTAAACTCATATGCTCCTGAGTTTCAAGAGTGGTACAAAGATTTTTATAAAGAATGGCAACAAAATAAAAGTACTGTTTATTATAAAAAAATGCCGCCTGAGAAGTCTGCGGTATTTTTATTTGATGATACTAGAGCCGCTAGATTAAATCCTTTGAGAGCATTGTTTAGAGATGCTTTGGATGTTGTTGAATATAAACAATTATTGAAGACTAAGAGCCTTTTAGATACGTATAAGATAATTCATATGCAGATTCCTCGGGATAAAGACGGGAAATTG